CAGCTAAAGATGTCGTACACATTAACCTTGATTTTGTTATTTATCCGGAGCAGTATGCAACGGACGCCGACATCCCTGAGGGCTTACCAGTTAAACCTGTTAAGTCTTATTTACATTTCGAGTTTCCAATTACGGAAGCCGGAATATCAGGGTCTACTAACGGTGCGTGGATAGTACAAGTATTACTGCTTGCACTTTTACACACCGGAGTGAGCGGCGCAAATATCAATCATTTAGGCTATTCAAGCTTATTTGGTTCTGATCATTTGTATTAACAACTTCAATAGTATTCTATAGGAATATCCTCATGAATATAAAACAAAAGAAACCTTGGTTTTTCCCAAGGAGTAAAACCCTTCAATTTGCGTCATCTTTTCTAGATTGCTTGGAACAAACTGATCTTGTAAAAAATATCAGTACTTGGTTAGCGGATGGTGAATACGACAAAATCTGTAATTTGTCTTATTCACCTGAGATCCACAACTATGATGAGTTCCTTGCTATAAATCTTCTAAAAAAGATGCCGTTTGAGCATGTAAATCTGGACCCTCAACGTACAGCAGTCGAAACATATCTTGACTGTGAAAACGTATGCCATAGGATGAATACCAAACTTTTATTACACGATCTAACAGATCGTGAGAGTGGTATTTTTTCTTTAGCAGCGAGGTTGATAGCGGACGTTCTAGGCCCATTCTCGAAAGAGGAATGGCTTAAAAACGTACGCCCCGGAAAGAGGGCAGCAGCTGGTGTTAGTGGTATTAATGCACATCGCATGTACCATTTTAACACCTTAACGCACTGCGACCCAACAGCTCAGTTACGTAACCTCCTTTATGAGGTCGTAGGAATGAGAGGGGTGGATTTGGTTGAGGTCCCCGGATCAGTTTTACAGTTTGTTCCAAAAACTGGAAAAACGCACCGATCCATATGTAAAGAACCCAGCTTAAATATGTTTTTTCAGCTGGGTTTGGGGGAAATGGTAAGTAGTCGTCTTAGGCGTGTTGGCATAGATTTGTCAACACAAGCAAACAATCAAAATGAAGCAATACTTGGTTCCATACTAGATTCTAATGAATATGAATCTGATGTTCCTTGTACGATTGACTTGTCTTCAGCGTCGGACCTAATTTCTACAGGTCTCGTTGAAACGTGTTTAATCTTTGCTCCAGATTGGCTCGAAGCTTTTAATTTAGCTAGAGTACCTAAGATTACTTTTAAAGATACTGATGGTACTATGGTATATTATTACCTCCAAAAGTTTTCTGCGATGGGAAATGGTTTTACATTCCCCTTGCAGTCGTTAATCTTCTGGGCTATCACGCAAGCAACTTCTATTTGGGAAACCGGGCACAAGATCCCTCGTGGATCTATCCTAGTTTTTGGAGACGATATAATCGTCCCAAGAACCCACTATACAATGACTACAAATAGTTTATTGATGAGTGGTTTCCTACCAAATAAGGAGAAGTCATATGATAGAACCCCCTACCGAGAGTCGTGTGGAGTGCAGGCGTATGCGGGTCTTTTGTATCGCCCTCTACAACTTAAAAAGTTGCACTGGGATATATTTGAGACTTTGCGTGTCGCGAACACTCTTGTTAGTATCGCTGTTGAAGAATGTAATGGAATGGGTTTGCACAATAGGTGGAGGAAATTATTTCTCAGCCTTGTGCGAGTTCTTCCGAAGGAAATAAGGAAGAACCCATTACCAATACTTAGGGGCCCAAATGAGCCTTATCATTCAACAGTACACACCCTTGGACTATCGGACCCTAGTATCGTAATATACGATACCAAGGAATTCACAGTGTTCAAGCCTAAGCCCAAACCCTTTTTTGGATATCCGAAATGGAAAAAATCCTCTAAAGGAAAAAGGTTCAAAGACTTGGCCACGCGTGAGGAACGATACACTAGCAAATCCTATCATCACGCACGAACCGTTTTAAGGTTTATGTTGTGGCGGTCAGATTTGTCGGTAGATCAGTCCGATAAAGAGATTACCAATTTTATCGAATATTTGCGTAATTCGGTTGAATTGGAATCCCTAGTATTAGACTATGTAGACAGGTTGAACCTTCTGCTAGTAGCCGATGAGGC